ATGTAATCGTGGTAATTAGGGTTGTCATTTCTACAACCAAAGTGTGTATCATTTATTAATGCTATTTTAGCCATAAATATTATCCTTTAAAAATTGATATAATGTAGGTTCTTTTTCTGCTTTGTCTTTCCATCTATCTTTGTTTCTGTCAAATTCTACTATGTAGTTTTCATCTATTCTATCTGTCCCTATTTCATATTTTCTTGTAAATATATCTGTCAAAGAAATAGGATCGTAGTTCATACCTGTGGCAATATAATGCATACCACCATCTACTGTAAAATAATGGTCAATGTGTTTTGCCTGCATTACCTTTTGTACAAGTTTTAACTCAGCAATACTTTTGTTTTTTATATCACGCCAATATTGTGTATCGTTTCTATGTGATAAAGAATAATGCATGGCGACAAACGCCACAAAGTTATCAAATAAATCATTACATTCTAAATTATGTGTATCTCTATCAAACTGTGATACTCTACCTCTTTCTAAATTCTTTACTAGATTTAATAAAAATCCATATGTTTGAAATAGACCTGTACTTTCTAAAGGTTCAATAAAACCTGCCGCTAAACCTATAGAACAAACATTCTTTTTCCACATTTGTTTATGTCTACCTATTCTCATTCGTGTTTGTTTATAATTAACACCTTCTGGTCGTCCCAAATAGTTATGAAATTCTTGTTTTGCTTCATCATCATCAATATACTTACTTGAATAAACATAACCAGTACCAATCTTATCCCATTGAGGAATATTCCATACCCAACCATTTGATATCGCTGTGCAATTTGTATATGGTTCTAATTGTTTCTCTTTATCTGTATATTCTAATTTTGTACTCCATGCACTATCATTAGGTAATATATGGTTCATATTAATAAATTCACCATCTACTTCTTTCATTAACATAGACTTGAAACCTGTACAATCAAGGAACAAATCAGCAGAATACTTATTGTTTAATGCAACAATACCATTTTCATTTGTTTTTATTTCATCAATATTTTCTTCAATATGTTTAACACCTCTTGGCATACAGTAATTCATCTTTAGATAATTTGCAAACAGTCCAGCGTCAAAATGATAAGCAGCGTCTTTATGATAATTAAAACTATCAAATTCTTTTGCCATTTTGTTTGTATTCACTAATGCAATTTGTGGTGAGATACATTCTGCATAATCAGATGGTTTACATTTTTGTAAATGTTTCTTTATATACCATTTGTTTCTAGTATCGTTATCCATATATGGTGGATAAGGAAAACCAAATGGGTAATAAAAGGAATCTTTACCATTATAGAAACCTGTAAATTTAATTGCAAGTTTATATGAAGCACCTACATAAGGCATCCAATCTTTATCATCTAGTTCTAAAAAATTTAACCAGTCATTAATACTACCAATGGTACTCTCACCTACACCTACTGTTGGTGTATCTGGACTTTCTATCACCGTTATATCTTTAAAAGGAAATGCTTTGATAAGTGTTGCCGCTGACATCCAGCCTGCACTACCACCTCCTACAATAATAATCTTTTCTATCATTGCATAAAGTATTCTAGTTTTCTAGGTTCCTTTTTTCTGATTTTCTTTTCTTTTGGTTTATCTGGTTCAACCTCAATCATATTCTTTTTCAGAAAATCAGCATATTGGTTTTGATAATCACCATCATCACCTGCCTGTAAAACCAATTCATCTAGGCCACTTTTTAATATCAGTTTTTGTTTTATTGTTGTTTGTTTCTTTTCCTTTTGTATTCTACGGATAAATGCATAATAGATTATCTGTGTAAAATAAGCAAATGGATTATTACTTTTTTCTGGATCAAAGTTAGTCACATATTGGAGACAGTTTTCTATACCGTCTGATATCATGTCTTCTTTGTATGTGTAGTTTATAAAGTTCGGCCTATAAGATAGGTGGTTAGCAATCTTTAAAAAACATTCACCTATGTAATCACTTATAGGTGGTTGCTTTCTTCCTCTTTTCTCTGCAGCTAAACATTTCTTTTTAAATTCTTTCATTGCTTCTAAAAAGTCCTTATTGGATACATAATGTTCCTTTTTCTTGGGAGTTTTTAGTTTTACTGTTGTAGTCATAATAAATTTTCCTTTATTAATATTGATGTATTATAACACATTTTTGTTAAAAAGTAAAGCGTTTTTATCTTTTTTTAATTTAATTGAAAAAAAGGCTTGACTTTATTGGTGGGTTAGTGTATAATGGGCGGTGTCCCTCCTTCAGATAAGGTATAGCTTAATGTACCGTCTTCTTACCTCTTAAATGTTCTATTACATCAAAATACTCCTCGTCTCCTAATTTATCCAACATACGGTTAAATTCGTCAACGGAAGGCATTGGTTTCAATTTTTCTTGTGATGGAACCTTAATGTGTCCCAATCTTATATTATCATAATATTCTTTTATTTCTTTATTTGGCATACCTATAGTCAATATATTATTTTTATGTATAGAAAATATCTTATCCTGGGTCTGCCACACCCACGGTTTCATTGACATTCTTTCTTCCATATAGTAAGCGGTAGGATCCATATCAAAATTATGTAATTCTATTTTATATGGGTCAGAAAGACGAATAAAATCAGAACCTTCTTGTACATAGACTATCGCTATAACCTGTTCACCTGTTGCTAATTTTAACATTCTAGGCGTAGGTATAACTACCTTCTTTATATTAATCTTTTCTTTTTTATCTTCTTCGCTCATATTAGGTCTACATTGTGGATTTCATAATCAAAGTCTTGCTCACTATAGATATTTATCCTTTCCATAAAGTGGTTCATAGTAAAGTTTTTGTAAGTCTTATAAGAAAAGTCGTCAGCAATGTCGAACAAAGTAGCAGTATCTTTATTGCCACCAAGACGAAGACCACGACCAATAGACTGGAGATTACGAATTTTAGATTTACTAGGACTAGCAAAAACAATGTTATGTAAATTGCGGATATTAATACCGGTGGAAAAGGTACCGTATGACGCCACAATGATAGCATTTTTTTCATTTTCAGTTATACTCCTTACTGTCTCTCTATCTTTCGTATCTGTACCACCATATACAAAAAATAGTTTTCTTGTTTTTGGGTCAATAGTATCACCAATCATTTGGTGTAATATCTTACCATGTTTCTCTACATACTGAAATAATACCAAAGTATTACCAGTTTGTTTCTTTACTAGATTACGAATAAATCTGTTTCTCTTTTCATGTGAAACAATGTAATCCATTTCTTCTTGGTACTTTAAGTTTTTTACTTGAACACAATCCTCTTTAGGATATTTAAGAACGATACATTGAATTTTCAAGTCTGCTAATTGTTTTCTATCTATCAGTTCTCTAGTAGTGGTAACATGATGGACAGTTCCAAATAAACCTTCTAATACAAGTTTATGTGTTTTACTATCGTCTAAAGTTCCAGTAGTACCTATTCTATATTTAGCGTTTATTAAAGACCCTAAAATTTTCTGCAATTCTTTAGATTTGAATAAGTGTGCTTCATCACCTATAACACAACCAAAATCTTTAAAGTATTCTTTATCAAATGTTGCCAGAGATTGCCATGTAGATATCACCACAGGTTTATCTGTTTCATTTTCATAACCATAATATTTTCTATGGCAATACTTTTCTGCATTCCATCCGTAGTCTTCAAAGTCTTTATACATTTGTTCTACAAGTGAAGTGGTAGGAACAATTAGTAAACATCTATTACCTAAAACTTTCATCATTCTTATAATACAATAGATAATTAATGACTTACCACTCGCCGTTGGTGATAATAGTATCGTCTTTTTACTATTCAATGCATGGGTAACCGCTCCTAACTGATAATCTCTTATTTGTATGTTTTTCAACGATAATTTGTCTATAAACTTGGAAACATCATTGGTAGGAACGCTACCACCAATGGTTAACGCTTCGTCTAGTATGATTGTATGGCTGTTCCTTCTACAAAATTCAACGATATATGGTAGTACACCAGCATAGATTTTTCCTGTTGCTTTAGAAAATAACCTTATCTTACCATCCCATCTTTTAGCACGGACAGATGGCATGAATGAGGCACCTGGTACAGGAAATGTAAAGAAGTCAGATAGAGACTGGAGTAGTCCTAAATCTTCACTTGTACATTTAATGTATGCTTCGTTAAATTTCGTTACGGCTAATTCGCTCATCTAGTTCTTCATATGAGATATTATCCCAATTATCACGGTCTGATAATTCTTCTATAGGGTCACCAACATGGACAAATAAATGGTCTTTGTCATAATGGTTAAGTAATTTTTTTGTATGTACTATCCAGTTATCTGGTTGTATTGCATGTGCATTTTTACCAACATAACCTTTTGTGTCTTTGTATATGTTATTAACTGTTTTAGTTTTAGAGTAATAATCATAACCTAGTAAATAGATAACCTTATCTTTTTCTGCTGCCATATGTGCAATGAGAACACCTGCATTAGTCTTTTCATCTTTATATTTACCTAATCCAACAACCTTATCTTTCTTCTTTGTCCAAGTAATAAGATAACCTTCTTGGTCTTCGCTAAGATAGAGTTTCATATCATCCTCATTCCACTCTGGTCTGGATTCTCTCATCTTTTTCATTAAGTCTCTATTGTTTGCCCAACATACAAAAAATCTTTTCTTTTCGCCTTTCCATGACCATTCGTCTGTATATTCTTTAGGGTCTATATCTTGTCCTATAAACTTTGCAGCCGTTTCAGGATGAAATAGTTTATCATACATTGTATGTGGATTTTTCTCCCATGACTTTAACATAACAGGATTTTCAAAGGCATATCCACTACGATATATCTCATGGCATATATTGTAATCCATTGCAAGTAATAAGTCAGGTGTAAAGTCTCTATACAGTCCATTACAACCATAAATTTTTCCAAATGGTCGTAGTTTATCTAAATCAAAATCTTTTCTACTTTCTCCATTACCAATACAAAATATCATTACATACTTCCTTCCGTAAATCTCTTCCAGTCAATTGCATTTTTTATTTGAAAACCTCTATTGTTAACTTGTTTAAGTGTGTTCTCTAAATAATTACATACAGTTTTAAGATAAGAAACCTTTTGTGTTTGTTTTATTATTTCTTCGTCTGCCTCAATAAATGTACCTACATCTTGTCTTAATACTTTTAATTCAAAGTTCGTTTCTTTATACTCCTCTGGGTCTGCTTTACCTGTGTAAAAAATCCATTTCTTTTTATAGAGTTGAGAATATTCGCTTTGTGCTTTTGTAAGCATTAAACTATATGTAGAATAGTGTTTGAGGTATTTGGCGTGTATGATTGGTGTATTTAAACTTTCAATATCAAGTTCAGTATCATCAATCTTTAAGTCTTTTTCAGCTTGTTGCTGTAGTTCATCTAAATTCATAATCTTATTATATCACATTCCTGCCAAAAAGGCAAGTTTTTAATTAAAACGGTGTAGAATAGGTGTGGTATTTATAACCAAGAACCATAGTCGCTTGGAGATACTCCGTATCTGTTGCCGCTTGATTGTATTCTAATGCACTCAATGATTTAGGATAACAATCTATAAAACTAACCTCTACTTTAGGTAAGTTTCTGTTTGACATATGTATTAGTTTAGCGTCAGAATATATAGCAGCGTCTGGTGTTGCTGGCATAGTTTTACCTATTTCTGTTTGAAGACCTCTACTTTGAGACAATGGCATTCTATCCTGTCCGTCTGTTAAGACATCTCTAAATTTGCTATCACCATCTACTTGGCCTAAACCTGCCATCCAATCATGTACTTTTCTATAGTTTATCAATTCATCATCTACAAGAAATGTTATAGACAAATCTTCAAAAGTTAAATCACTACCTGCAAGTCTTAATTGTTGTAATCTAGTAGGTTGATTTAATTCTGCTAAAGAAATACCTGGTAATGTTACCGCTGTGGTATTATACTCTACTGTAGGTAATTTGATTATCTGAAACTTAAATTTTGTAGGATCAGCGTAATCTAAAGTAGTAGGTTGTTTACTTGCTAATGTACTATCTGTCATACTACTATTTATAAGGACTGGAAAGCAAAAAAAAGGGCGCCGTAGCGCCCTCTTAATTTCATGGAGGAAATGAATCCTACATAAGGTTAGTAACCTTAACCATTCTGTAATAAATGTTAGCTTGGTCAGTTCCAGTACCAGTTGTTTGAGCACTAGATTCCGCAAATGGATTTCTAATTAGACCGTATCTAGTTTTGAAACCAATTTTTGGTTGGAATGTATCTTCGCCAACCGCTCTCACCATTTGTAGTGGAACATATGGGCAATAGAACATACCAGCGTCATATGGACTTGAACCTTTGTAACCAACAGTATAGTATTGAGCAGCAGTATTATTACTTGCATATGGATCAATATATACTTTAAATCTACCGTTCATAGTACCAGCAAAAGTGTTACCAGTATCATCAACATTTAGACTGTTGTTTAACGCAGGAGTGTAATCTAATACACCAGCCATTTGTAAAGCAGAAGCAACATCAGATGAGCAAATAACAATGTTACCTTTTCCTCTTCTTGTTTCTTGTGCGATTACATTAGCGTCTCTTTCAAGTTGGAACATTAAACCTTTAAACTTCTCAACAGACCAACGACCATTTGAATCAGTATCAAGGTCAAAAGTTCCTGAAGTTGTAGTGTTTATGTTAGCACCTTTTTTCGCTTTTTCGTAAATAGTTCTAACTACTTCACGGTTAATCTCAGCAAGGATCTCAGCAGACAAGATGTTAGCAAGTTCAGTTTCAGCGTCTAAGCCGTGAATTGCTTTAAGGTCTTGTGCAAGTTCCATTGTG